GTATCGTAAAGAGCTTTTACATCCAAAGAGAATGTTTGTCCTTTTCCGACCATTTCATTAATCTTATCAGCGTTTGCTTTGTACGCCTTGCTGATTGCCTCACCAACAGATTTTGGTGCTTTCTCAGTACGGAATCCTTTCTCGCTCATTCCTTCAAGTTTCCCTTCGAACTTGGCAATAGCCTTTTCGATTTCAGCACTCTTTTCGCTCAATCCTTTAAGCGTTTCGATGTCCGACTTTAGACCATCAACATCGCTTTTTGTTGGCATTCCTGCCAGTTTCTCGTTGAACTTTTCGTTGATCTTTTCAACTACTTGTTCTGGTGTCAAATTGTTTTCCACTTTTTTTTGTTTTTATTGTTTATAGACTTTGAATAACTGATTCCCAGTTGAAGCCTTCCGGCTTTGCTGGCTCGATAATAGGCGAATGATCTTTAACGATCGGCTCACTTTTAGCAAGTAGCAACAACTGCGAGTTCAAGTATTTCACTTTCATTTCCATTTCAAATAGACGATCATCACTACCTTTTCCGGTTGCGAGTGCCTTTATTAACGTGTCGATTTGTTCCGATATCTTTACGGCTTTCTCGATTTTCTGCTCCGATTTCATCACCTCCACAACGTTTGTTTCCTCATTGGCTCCAAATGTCACCGCTGATCCTTCATATAACTTAAGCTCCGATATCATCCAATAGCCCTGCGCTGGTGCATTCATGTCATCGATCCATCGCATTTTATCCTGAATATATTGGAATCCGATTGAATGCTCCCGGATAATTCCATCGTTGTAATCGTTCCATGCGTCCTCACCGATCTGCGATTGTCCTAACTGAGCAACCGCAAAAAGACCATAATCATCCTCGGATAAGCTGAGGAATTTACCGATAGGTTTCTCCCAATCATGCCAACGTAGGTATGCTATGCGTCTGTTCGATGATGCTTCCGGTCCTCGTTCCTGGATTGACTTTGTAAAAGCACCCTTTTTGATCATGTCATTATCGGCATCGATGTTGTCGAACTTTGCCAAATAGATTGCAACTTGTCTTTTATTGCTATCCAGATCCTTTATTTCGGATGCTGATTTCGTTTGATAATTGTTCCCTTTCATTATATTGCTGGTGTTTGCGGTATGGTCACCATGCTTTCAGCAATAGACCTTTCGTAACCGTAGTAATTTACCAATGTATTCACTCCCGTTTCACGGCTCATTTGCCCTAATGAAACTGCCGCGTTTATGTTTATGATCCCGTCAAGACCTCCGACCGTTCCACGTAACTGCGTTTGCGCTTGTGCCAATCCGGCTGCCATTGCTTCCGACTTGTCTACTTGCTCAAGTTCAATACCGAATTCCATAGCATACTGTGCCTGAGTTATTACCCCATCTCTGAGCATTACAGAGTACGTATCGACCTTTGTTTTCTCTGAAGATGCCTTCATTTGTTCGTCATCCTGAAGCACCGGAAGGTGAGTAAAGTCTGCAACGATCTTATAACCTTGCTGAGATAGCCCCATTTGATGCGCCATTGTATCGTACATCTGTTGCGTCTCCGGGATGATCGTATCGGTGTAGACCATACGAACCGAATCACGTACATTGGTAAACGTTGTACCCTTTTCACTTGAAAACAGATTCACATTCATCCCGTATGCGTCAATGATGGCTATCTTATCAGCGTTCAATTCTTCGAACAGCATCAGGTCCCGTGTAGGGTAACTCATCGACTGCCAATTAACCTGCGATTCAGTTATAATAACCTCGTCTTTTGAACGGTTATACCAATCCCTTTGGATCTGTCTTTTCTCTTCCGGTGTCATTGGAATGGCTCCACCGATATCCGAGTTCTGAGCCGATAATATACCTATTGCCCCGATGTTTTCAAGTAGTACGTTACGCTTATTGTACTGCGCTTTGATGTTACTCAAAGGATATTTTAACGCATCGATTCGGCTTGTAGGTCTGATCAGGTTCATCCCGTCATTCGTTGCCAGATAGATAACATCCTTCAATTCTAAGGATTCATATTCGTTATTGTCGTACTCAAATCGGTACCCGTCAATCAATCCATCCACATCCATTTGTCTGAGCTTCTTTCCTGATGTCATTATCTGTACCTTGTTGGAAGGTAACGGCACAAACATATTTCGTATGTCAAAGGATCTTACCGGTGAATATCCGAACGCATTTGAATACAACGCATCGTTTACAGATAGCGAATAGACAACATCCGCCCATGATTGTACTGGGTTTGGCTTCTTAACTAAGTCCAGGAACCAATGATTCAACACCTCTTCGCCATTTGCATCGTACATCCTGACCTCATTAGATGCCATCATTGATGCTCTTTTGTCGATCACCGCCCTGAGTTCCGGTATAGTCATGAACCATTCCCACGCGTTATTTGTGTCGATCCATACCGCTTTTTTAACTCCCCAAATTTGATTTGAGTATGGCAGTAATTGATTTGCCTGATTGATAAAACGGTTCTGCCTTCCGTAGTTTATTCCAAAAAATGATTCCCAAAAGTTTAAATCCATCCCATTTTTTGATTAGATTTTAATCAAAGTTACGACAAATTTTTAAACATTGATTGCACAAATATTGATAATCCTGCTAAACAATCGGGTGCATCATCGTTTTTGTTCTTACCTTCCTTGCTAAATGATAGGATATTTTGGATGAATAGTTCGCTCATATTATCCCCGTTTTTGACAAAATTGAACCGTGACATGATGAATGCTGACTGCATTATAATACGGGTGATCTTGTTCGTTGTGTTGTGGACCTGAAGGATCCGTGTAGATGTATGCCTCTGGAGTTCACGGCTGAACATTGCACCCATTGAATTCGATTCGACACGGCAATAGGTAACGTTCCATTTTTTTAGTTTTTCCGCTGCCAATGGTATGGTAATATCCGTATTATCTCTGGTCATTAGGTAGTCAACAATGTACAACTCCCGTTTAATCACCGCACAGATAGCAAGTGCCGTATAGTCAGCACCCTGATCACTGACATCGATATAACCGACACAGCCTTCAATTTGGTCTTTTATGGCTTCGAACTCGTCTGCTTCAATGTATTTCAGTTCGTTGAATAATCGACCTTTCATGTCTACCGGGTGCTGCATATATTCAGCTTCCCATATTTCAGGAGCCATTCGTTTCTTTATGCGTTCGTATTCTTCGGTAGTCATTACATCTTCACAAAAGGATTTCCCGTTTTCATCCATTGCAGGAACGATAACCGTGCGATCATATGCACCCTGTTCCATGTTACGACCGATAACATCATTCAGGGACCAACGTGTCCCTATGTCTATCCTTGCGCATCCTGATTCGAAACGGGAGTCATGCGTTGATTCTTTCCATTGGATAATACGATCGTTTATAGTGTCACTCAATGCATCTTCTAACCCTCGATAAAGGTCATCTGTTATAGCCACGTTTGATGCACCGAAACCGATAATGGTACCACCGACACCAGCACCAAAGTAACCTACTTGTTTAGATGTGTTGGTGTTCCATCCTTGTAGGTTTGATTTGTCATCGGATAGGTGAACGTTGGGAAATACCTTCCGAAATTTGTCGCTCTTTAATATAGCTCTGACATCATAGCTGAACTTTTGGTATAGGGTTGACGTACATGTGTTCCTCATGACTGACCTTTCCGGATTTCGACCAATGGTCCATGCGCAAAATAAGGATGTAATGTAAGACTTTCCCGATCTGGGAGGCATACATACCGCTAATGAACTGATTTTCTTTTCTTCAATAGCCTGAAAACCGTCTGCGATAGCCTTGAGAAATGATCTGTTACGGAAGAACTCAGGATCGTAATAACGGCAAAACTCCCATAGTTCTCGCCTGGATAGTTCACATCGGAGCAATTCCCGTGCGTATGCCCTTGTTTCACTCGTCATCCCCTTTAAGTAACTCTTTTAGTTCATCTGTTGTCAGTCCTGAAAGGTCGATATCTGTATTCGTTTGTTCAATCTGTTGAACGGGTGCGCCATAGCCTGAATCCATTAAAGCCTTGTATGCGTTCACATCCCCTTCACGAGCCTTTTTGATGAGTGCTAATGTCATCAGGTCCTCTTGCGACATCGTTTCGTTTTCACCGGTTAATGGATTTTTAAGGTTTTGATTTACCTGGAGCCAATGCCGCGCAATGGTGCTTCTGTTCTTCGATCCCTTTGGTCTTCCGTTAGGGTTTCCGCTTTCACCTTTGGTCCATCGTGGTTCTATTTGTCCTTTCCCTGCCATATTCGTTGTTGATACGTTGTTGTTAATATCTTAACGTTTATTGATCTCTATATTCCCGATTGCATCGTTTAGCCTTGTAAGGAATTCCTGCATTTTACCTTCGTTGTACATGCTCACACATACTGCGTATGCTTGTTCTGGTGTCTCTGCTGTTCCATCGTTTATGACTATTGGAATGCATCGGCTTATGAATTCTTCCCGTGGTTCGTTTTCGTTTGGTGTAGGCATAGGTTTAGAATATCCAAGTGATGAGATAATAGATTCCGGTGATTGTCGCTACAGATAGGATCCGAAGGAACGAACCCGTCATTGATTGATTAGATTCGAACCATTGATTTATTTTCTTTTGCTCTAAGTGCGGCAATATAACAAGTAATGCTCTGTCAAGAAAGTACACTAATGCAAATAGTGGCATGAGTGATAATCCTATGGCTACCTTTATTTTTTTATTCATGGGTTTCCCGTTTTTGTAGTTGGAAAGGGGAGGGATAACAAATCACAAAACTCACTTCTTCGTCAAAACCAGGAGAACCCTCCCCAACCTAACCAACATTTTACAAATTTACTTTAATTTTCAAATGAATTACGACTGAATGCCACGTAAATGTAAGTCCCTATATGTTCATACCATAAGATTCCAATGCCATTTTTCCGCAAAACGTAGGTTAATTCCTTAATCGTTACCTTGTTTTCAACGCAAATTGTCGGTATTGGTGTTGTATAGTAGTCACATGTGAAGCCGATCATTATAAAGTCGTCCAGTTCCAGCGAAACAATGGTAGCCAACCACGATTGGGAAGGCACACCATTGATGTATTTTTCGCATTGTTGCATTTTTTCAGGTCAAGTTATGAATTTTTGTCCAAATATCGACCGATTTTCTCTAATGTAGATGTGTGCAACCCCTTTTTATGGCTTGTGTCGTTTAGGTACATCCACATTTGGGACTGATGTAGTCCGCATTCCTTACTGAAGGATGCCAGATTCATTCCCGTTTTCGTCAAATGGTCGTTGATCATCTTTCGAACTGAGTCATTTATGTTCTTTAATTGCTTTGCTGTCATGGTTTCCGCTTAAAATAGGTCTTCATCTGTACCGAACATGTTACGATCAAAGTCATCCTGCGCCATTTCACCATTTAGTCCTGATGGATGGCGCATTTTGTCCGATGTGGATTGGATAGGTTTCGCAGTTGATTGCCCGATTTGCTCGATTGTGAACCCCTCATCTGTATTGAAGCACTTTTCAATGCCATCGTTTCCGGTCCATAGACGACCTTTCATGTTAATGTTGATAGATACATCCATTCCCTGCGAGATGTTGTCTAATAACCCCATCCTATCGTTTGTGAATTGGATTAACCGATGCTGCTGAAACTTTCCGCTTTCCGTTTCAAGTACGATTTCACGCTTTGAAAACTTTTCAGATAGGATTTGCACCTTTCCGATGCTGTGGACCTTTCCGGTCACTTTAATAATTTCACTCATTTTGCTTTGTTTTTAATTGTTAACAATGGTCATATATTGAATCGTAATACTCACGGCATAACTCAATCCGTGCTTTCATGCTTTCAATCACCGTTTCGTCTCGTTGTATTACGTATTTCTTTACCCGTTTTTCAAGGGGTATGTGATCGAAGATGTGCTGTTTCCTGATTCGTTCCTCGCATAGTTCTTCCAACTCCAATTCTGAAAGGTGTTTGTACTTATCCTGAGTTGAACAATACCAGATTTCTTTCCGGATTTCATCGTTTATGATATGCTCAGGGGTGTTCGTTAGGCAATAGATTAACTCCGATTCCGTTCGATCCGTTAGCCACATGTATGCTTGTAGCTGAAAAAAGTATGCTTTGTTTGGAACATCGTCTTCGAAAAATGGGAAATTAACCGCCTTGAAAGGGCATTTTATATCGGCTAAAACGTAATCAGTAAGTACATCACATTCACCGGAAACGTAGTCATTGAACAATCTTTGCTTTGTGATCAGTTCAATACCGAACCAGCCGTATAACTGCGATGCCATTTGAATGCCAATAGGTTCGTTTTCCGTTCCCTTTTCCATCTCTTTGGATGTGATGTGTTTCTCTATTCCATACTTGTTGAATAGTACGGCTTCTTGTATTGCCGTTTTTGTCGTTTCTGACAGCGTTTCACCTTTCGTTCGGGGATTAGTCATTAGCGCACCCATTTGCGATGCTCTGGCGATGAATTCGTGCTTCATGGTTCGATTAGT